CTGCCATCTTTTCAATGGCTCTGGATTTTCCGTTTTCTCTCAGTTCGATGATGTGTGATAGCCAAGCCTTAACTTTATGCAGTCGGTTGGCAGTCAAGCACAAACACCCAGCTTCTCCTAGTTCAGCTTGAACTGCCTTTTGAGCAGGTGTTACCACGCCACGCTTGGGTGCTTTTAATTCAATAAATAATGGGTAAGGAACACCGCCCCAAAAATAGCGATGCGGAACAAATATACATAAATCTGGAAACCCTGATTTCATTCCTAATCGTTTTAATCGCATCATATAATTAACGTGCCTTCTTCCCTCATTTGGTGAATGATGAAAAAAACATCCAGTTGGTAGCGCAGCATCGAGCCACTGCACGACCAGTTTCTGAAATTCGTCTTCAGTCACGCGGCAAATAAAAGTCGTTTGGCATCACCTCACCCATCGTGACCGTAATGATATTTGACATATATCGTCTGTCTGGGATCATTGCGTCTTTATGCGATTTTGGAAGGCACCAACGCCGTGCAATCGTTGCGTCACCTGCACCTATAAGGTGTGCAAGTTTCTTGTAACTTAGACTATGTTTATCTTTATATTCTTTTAATGTCATATTTTTATCATAGACATTTGACAGATATGGTCAATAGTGTTAGTTAAATAAATAATATATGACACTTACTGACATTGAGGTATTTATGAACGAGCACTATAATCCTATTATGAGTGGAACTAATTTAGCACGATATATAAAGTTATCTGGTTTGAGCAAAGGTCAAGTTGCTGAACAAAAGGGTATTGCTCCAGAAAGTTTATCTAGGCACATTTCTGGCCGGTCACATTTCAGCGTTCAGGATGCTATCGAATATGGAAGAATACTAGGCATAACCCCAGAGCGGTTACTGTTTGAGCCACGACCAATCAAGATAACTGGAACAACAAATTTAGATGCAGTTAATATGTTTGACTATTCTGAAAAAGAAAGATTTGTTAGGTTTCATCACTCAATGCGACCAGGTGTAAGCTGCCTTTTAATGGACAAAGGTAAATCAGCTTATCCATATGTTAATTTTTTATGGTTCTATATGGCTAATTACATGGACAAGCCAATGGTTCATCAACATTGTTATGGTGAAGCCTGCGTTGTGAAAACTAAAGATAAAAAAATCTTACTACGAAGACCTTACCCAGAGCCTAACCCCAGTAACCAAACTTTAAAATTTACTTTGCAAGGACTGCCTATTCTTGGTGCAAACATTATGATTGAACAAAACGTAGATATAAAGTGGGCGTGTCCAATCGTCAACAGTATCCACCGTCCTGATCTTATAGGCATTGAAATTGACGATTAACAAGAATTGAAATTGACGGTTAACAAGATTCAGTTAATACTTATGATGACAATTAACAAATTTATTTTTTGACATACTTGACAACAACTGTCAATTAATCGTATAACTCTCTTAATACCAATTAAGGGAGTTTTTTGTATGTCATTCCCAACACTGCCCAAATGGGCGAAAGATAAGAATTATTTCTGGCATTCAAATCCAGAATCTAGGCCACTAGACGTTACCTATTTTGACAAGCTGATCATTCGCCCCAAAGTTAATCTGGCGTGGGAGATATTAAAGAATGAAAGAGATGGTGACCGTGATAGTGCATCTGCACTAATCGCAAAGTATGATGACGACAATGCCAATATGTTTTCAGGCAGACTTGTTCAGGAAATGGTTGAAAAATTTCTGTTGGAACATAAATCCCAAGAAGAATGCATTGAGTATGGTTCTAATGCTTTTAATGAATATAAACCACGAACATGGGATGACGGTAAAGATGCCGATAAAATAGAAATAAATCGTGATGAGTTTGCCACTGTATTTAAGAATGCAACAGAGGGAATTCAAGAAGCACAACTTCATTTAGGTTTAAACCAACTTGAAGGCGAGAAAGAAGTTTTTACAAACATTGATGGTCTTGCATTGCCTTATTATGGAAAACCAGATTTTTCACATCAGATTGAACTAAAAACCAAATGGTCAACCAAAGATGTGCGCGCCAAATCAGGGTCACGCGCCAGCAGTTTGCCTAATCAACCAGTTTGGTCGCACCTTTGCCAAGTTGCAGGTTATTGGTACGAAAAAAAGCGTCCACAGATCATCGTATACGCCAACAAGATGGGTTATAGGATGTTTCACTCACAAAACTGCGAACAACTGTCTGAGGACGCTCTATCGGCGACTATCACCCACGTTGCTGCAAAGTGCCGCATTCGTGAGCATCAGTTAAAAAGCACGGATTCCGTACACGATCTGATGCAGTTAATCGAACCTGATTTCGGTCATATGTATGCCTGGGATCGTAATCCTGAAGTTGTCAATGAAGCAAAAAAATTATGGGGATTTAAAATATGAAAACTTTTTTAGAATGGTTAGAATTAATTGAAGATCATTGGTTAACAGAATTGATAAGCGGTTTGCTTTTCTTTGCTGCTCTTTTTGGTCTGATGTTTTTATTGTTACTGATTTATCCAAGTGCGTATTATTGATATGCAGCACAGTTTTTTTGAAAATTTAGAGGTTCCTAGAAATGAAAAAGAAGCACGGTTTCTGGAATTTCATAAAAACAATCCTAAAGTGTACGATCTGTTTGATCATTTTACACGGCAGGCAATTGAAAGTGGGTACGATCGTATTGGCGCCAGGCTAATTTTAGAGCGCATCAGGTGGGAAGCGAACATCACAACTAAAGACAAAGATTTTAAATTAAACGATCATTACATCGCTTATTACGCACGGCGTTGGATGAAACAAAATCCAAAACATAAAGGGTTGTTTAAGACCAAACCAGTACAAGGCGAATAATGAAAAAAGTAAATAGAGTTGATCTACTCAAAAAAGCTATCACTCTGACGGATGGGCAACGTCAATCAGATTATGGCAAACCAGTGGATAATATGCAGCACATCGCAGACATTTATAATGTCATTACTGGTAGCAAGCTGACCGCCAGAGATGTTGCACTGGTTCACCAGTGTACCAAAATCGCCAGACGGCGAATATCACCCACAGTAGAAGACCATTATGTCGATGATATGGCTTACTGCGGAATTGAATTTGAATGTGTAAGGGAAGGAAAATATTGATGAATGATTTAGTAATCAAAGCAATGAATGCAATAACTGAAGTCAAAGGTGTGCCACAAAAAGGTGGCAAAGTTTATAAGCAGGTAAAAGATCGTGTTGAAGTGTTTAGGCGACATTGTGGATTTGATTTCGGTATTCAAACAGAAATTTTAGATCACAACGATCAAAAGGTTATTGTCCAATGTAAAATTTTTAACAGTGAAGGATTTCAAATTGGCAGTGGGTTAGCTGAAGAAATTCGTGGCAAAGTAAATGGCAGAGCGCACGTTAACGAAACATCAGCCATTGAAAATTGTGAAACTTCAGCAATTGGCAGAGCCTTGGCTTCACTTGGTTTGCACGGCGGCGAATATGCTTCAATTAATGAAGTAGAAAAAGCAGAGCAAACTCAAAAAATTATTGAGCAAAATAAAGCAAAACCTAATGGTGCAACACCGCCCAAGGAACAACCTACACATCAAAACGATTTTGGAAGTTGGAAAGAATGGGCAGGTGCCAAGGAACGCGAGATAGACAAAATCAAATCGCAGGCAGGAACGGTTGCATGGGCAAACGACAATCAAGAAACATTATTAAAACTTAAAGAGATTGATGAGCCGTTATGGCAGTCAATATTTGGCTATTGGGAAAACCATCGTGAAAAAATAGAAAAAGGAGAAGTAAATGGCTAGACCACAATTTAAAAATTCAAACCTAAAACTTGAATCATCAATTAATATTGGTGATAAAATAACTGTCGCCTTCTGGTTTAATATGGATGACCCTGCATTGCAGGAGCAACTTGAACGCTACTTTGCGTTAAGTGGTAACAATCCATCTATTCAGCTTCAGCGTAAAGAAGGTGATCAATATACAACAGTGGGTGGCGGTAAGTTGTTTATGAATGATGACCGTATGCAGGAGTTGAAAAACAATGCATCAGGCAATCCACCAGCGGCACCAGATGAACAACCGCAAGAGTCAACCGCAGTGAACCCAAACAGTACTGATTTCAATTATGGAGAGAACAGTGGCTTCCCTGGTGCATAATAAATTACTCTATACCCCCAAGGAAGCAGCAATAATTCTTTGGGGGATACATGATCATACTACACGAAAAAGGATCTATAAAATGATGCAGGATAACATAATTAACTGCATCAAAGATGGTTCGCGTTATTGGATTCCAAAGAATGAACTATTGCGCTTTGGAGATATTGAAACTGAAGAAAGTAAAATACAGATAGGTAATGACTGATGGCACAATATATATATTTTAGTTCTTATTATTTATTAATAATATTATTTATACTTTTACTGTAACAGAGCGTTGGTCGTTTTTTGCACGACCACGCTTCTGGTCTGTTTAAGGGAATAGGCATTGCCCTTGGAATATTACGAATAAACATTGTACATTTTACATTGTCGTTTGCATAATATTGATCAGCAACATTTTGACAAGCAACTTGATCATTAAACTCCAGGAATACTAACAATACATAAACTTTCATTTTAACCACCATAAATAGCAGACGCTGCTGCATTCCGTGTCTTGTCCTGACGATGCTTATTCTTTGAATAATGACCGTACTGACGATAAGTAAAGTTTGGGTTACTGTGACCTAATAATTCAGCAACAGAACCCCAGTCCTCGCCTAGTGCCGCTAATTGCACTGATGCGTAGAAATGCCTGAAATATCCCCACGATAAATCAATGTCAGCAACTTTACACACGCGATCAATTAATTTACCAAAGTTATGTTTCTTTTGTGGGGTACCTGCCCTTGATGGAAAAACAAGATCATCATTAGCTGAAAACTTTGTTTTTACTTTCCACTTTTTTAATTGTGTTAATGTAGCATCATCGATGGGAATAACACGGTTACCTCTTTTGGTTTTCGTATCGCCGATCTTTAATCCGCCGTGCTTAACCGCCTGACGTACATAAATCTCGCCTTCCTCAAAATCTATGTCTTGCCAACTTAATGCCCTCAATTCACCCTGACGAATACCACTAGCAAGTGATAGTAGTATAGCAACCTGGTCACGCTGACTTTCGTTTTTAATGCCAACAGATACTAGTTTCTGTATTGTTTCAGGCTGAATAAACGGTGCCTTGTCGCTCACTGAAGTAGACAAACCAAAGCTAACCTTATCTAATGGGTTGATCGGTATCCATCCCTTACCAACACAGAAGTTAAAAAACTGTTTTAAAACTTTAATACGTTTTTCAGCCGTTGCAGCAGATAAACCTTCTGCTTTAATCCACCTGACGAAAGCTGCAGATATTTCCGCCTTATTTTCAGGTTTAATAATATCAAGTTTTTTCTTATTAAATGGGAACCCATCTATTTTAGTTGCAAGACAATATTTAAGACCTCTTTTCTTGTCACTCAAATTTGATTCACTAATCAGTCCATC